CAACAGCCCCCGGGAACTCGACCTGCTGCTGGAGGATCTGGGGGAATAAGTATAAGAGGCCGCTGCAAACGATGTGCAGCGGCCTCTGTTATAAATATGACTTACGCTTCCATTTCTTCCAGCGGCACAAGGTATTCCTTGCGGCACTGCTCGTACTCCAGCATATAGTCCTTGCTGGGGCTGTGGTGCATGATGTTTTTCAGGGTGTGAGAGTCGTAATCATCGCCGGCCTCCATGCCCACCATGCGCACCGCAATGTTGGAGCAGTGGTCGGAGATACGCTCAGCGTTGTTCAGCACATCAAGGAACACCACGCCAGTGTCGATGGAGCAGATCCCGTCCTTCAGACGGAGGATGTGCTGGTCGCGCAGACGCTCCACCATCACATCAATGATCTCCTCCAGCGGCTCCACCTGTGCTGCCTTCTGAACATCATCGTTTTCAAAGGCCTCGTCCGTCAGAACCAGAATGCGCTCCAATGCGGCATCCAGCAATTGCAGTTCCTTTTTGGCGCTCTCGCTGAAGCTGGCTTCCTTGTCGTACAGCTCCTCGGCCTTTTCCATGATGTTCACGGCATAGTCGCCAATGCGCTCGAACTCGGTAACAAAGTTCAGCAGCTCGGTCACCGCGTGGCTCTCGTCGTCGCCCAGCTCCTGATCGGTCAGCTTGATCAGATAGTTGGTGATCTCCACCTCCATGCGGTCGATCAGGTTCTCGCGCACCTTAATGGCGCTCACGGTCTCCTCGTCCATCTTCAAAAGCAGCGGCGCGGCCAGACCCACGTTGCGGGCGGCGCGGCGGGACATCTTGATCACCGCATTCTTCGCCTGCTGCAAGGCCACTGCCGGGCTCTTGTACAGACGCTCGTCCAGCACCGGCATGCTCAGCTCCTGTGCTTCCTCCACGCTACTGGGCACCGTGAGCATCGCCAAGCGGCTCAGCACTCCGCTGCAAGGCAGGAACAGCAGCATGGCGCATACGCTGGACAAAGTATGGATGTTTGCAATGGAGCTCTTGTTCATCACATCGCCCCACATGGGGATGCCGATGGTGAACTGCACCGCATAGATCAGCGCCAGCAGGATCACGCTGCCGATGACGTTGAAGTACAGGTGGATGAGCGCTGCCCGCTTACCATCCTTGGAGGAACCGCCGATGGTGAGCAGCGGGGTGAACGCCGTACCGATATGTGCACCCAGAATGATGGGAATGGCAGAGCTGAAGGTGACAAGCCCTGTGCTGGACAGTGCCTGCAGAATACCCACCGAAGCGGAGGAGGACTGGATGATCACGGTGACCACCACGCCCACCAGAACGCCCAGAATGGGGTTGGTCATGGTGACGAACAGATTCTGAAAGACGGCGCTCTCCCGCAGGGGAGCAACGCCGGTATCCATCAGGCTCATGCCGGTAAACAGAATGCCGAAGCCCAGCATGATCTGACCGATATTCTTCTTTTTGGCATTGCGCAGGAACACATAAAAAATGCAGCCAATAAACGCCACCACGGGGGCAAAGGTCTTGGGCTGGATCAAGGTCAGCCACAGGCTGTCGCCTGAGATATCCGCCATGCGGATCAACTGACCTGTTACCGTAGTACCAATATTTGCACCCATGATCACGCCTACCGACTGCGTCAGTGTCATGATACCGGAGTTGACCAGACCGACACAAATAACCACCGTACCAGCCGACGACTGGATGACGCCGGTGATCAGTGTGCCGAAGATCACGCCTTTGATGGTAGAGGAGGTAAGCTTTTGCAATACGCCCTGCATCTTGCCGCCTGCCAGCTTTTCCAGACCGGCGCCCATGATGGACATGCCGTACAGGAACAGCGCAACGCCGCCCAGCAGAGAGGTAATGTGTGTGATATCCATAACGATACTCCTAATATGAAACTTCCCTTTTAATCCTTTACAGCACACAGCCGCCGGAACCTTGCACGCGCAACGCCTGCCCTGTTCCGGAAGCCGCTTACTTTTATTATACCATCAAAGGGGGCGTCTCAACAAGGTTTATTTTACAGGAAAGTTACTTTTCGGAAGTCAACCATTAAATTCTACAAAAATTCAGAAAGATTTCTGTTCATTTTGAAACAATACAAATAGGCCGTCAAGGTTTCACTTTTCTTGCAGCCAACCTTTGATCTATTCTGTTCGCCGTATTTTCTTTATTACCACGCTTTCTTTTTGGGTGTGGTGTTGCACTTTTCTTACATGGCTATGCCAAGTTCATTCAAACACTGTTGGAACATGATCGCGCTGCTCTTGTACCCGAAGATTTTTCGCGGGTACTCATTGATCCACTTCTCTGTCTCCGCCAACTGCTCTTTGGAAACCTTTGAAAAGTCCGTACCTTTCGGGTGCTTCCTGCGAATCATGCCGTTGACGTGTTCATTGCTGCCGCGCTCCCATGAAGAATAGGGATGGCAGAAGTAAACCTTTGTCCGCGGGATCGTCTTGTTGATGCACGACCGTTCCAGCATATCCGCCGCCGCAAATTCTGTGCCATTGTCAAACGTGATGCTCTTGAAGATCAGCCGGAACTTCCTTGCGCCCAGCTTCCTTTCCAGCGCGTCAACCGCTTTCACAATGGTTTCTGCCTTGCGGTTCGGAACTCCTATTATAATCTCGTTGCGCGTCTTGCGCTCCGTCATGGTGAACAGCGCACAGGTCGTCTTTACTTTTCCCTTGCCGCTATACACCGTGTCGCCCTCCCAGTGTCCGAACTCCTGCCGTTCTTTCACTTCCGGGGGCCGCTGTTCGATGCTCTCCCCCGCCGGGGCGCGAGCAGCTTCTTTCTTGCAGACTTTCTTATATGCCTGCTTGTGTTTCCCGTGCCGGGGCAGTTCTTCTTGAGTGAGATTCAGGAACAAGCCTTTCTTTATATAGTGGTATACCGTCTGCACAGAAACGCTCGTCTTGAACTGCTTGCCCTCCTGCTGCGCATATCCGAACACCGCCGCCGGGCTGCACTCTTTATTCAGGATCGTGGTTTCGATGTAGTTTGCAAGCTCGTGATCCTTGCCGATTTTCAGGGCTGGGCCTTTGTCCCGCAGGTGCGCTTGGTATTTCTGCTCCGCAATGTCCGGGCTGTACGCGCTCACAAACTCCCATGTATCGCCCACCAGCCGCTGATACTCCCCGCGGTGTAGCTCATTGTACACCGTGGAGATATGCACCCGCAATTTGCTGGCAATGTCCTTTGGTTTCATGCCCTCGTTCAGCCACTTCTCGATCCGAAGCCGGTCTGTCCATGTTAGATGTTTGAATCTTCGCACGTTATTTTTCCTCCTTTCTTTGTCGCTTTGTTTCGCATTTCAAATGTAACCGACTTTTGGCGTTTTGTCAACGGTGCCACCGCAGGGCAACAAAAAAATCCCCGCCAGCGATCCGGGTAGGATCACCAGCGGGGATGTAGTTTAGCTCAGTCGTCCCGGATGGGGAGTGCCTTTGCTCTCATATACAATTCAGTTCCGGTTCCGTTACCTCCCAGAGCGTGATAACTCTTATAGAGGTATTCAATGTTCTTCAAACCGGGCAGGTCGATGTACCCTTTCTCGATGTAATGGGTACACGCCTGATACAGCCGGTCGTGGAGAATTGCCAGCAGACCGTTTTTGATTGCCTTGTTTTCCTCTTTCTGTGCCTTGATCTTCTTGGAGAGATTACGGTATGCAGCGGTCAGACCTGCCGCCACGATGCCGAAAAGCCATTGCGCCCAGTATTTGACGATAAATTCCAGCATCGTTTACTCCTTGCGATTCTTGTTGTCCTCCCCCACGTTACCGAAGTGGGCCACAGTAGTGGTTTCTGCGGATTTCTTTTCCATGTAATCTTCGAGCTTCTTCTTGGTGAAGTTGAACACGATCTGCACGATCCAGTCCAGCGTCCGCTCATTGATCGCCCAGTCCAGCCAGTCGGGGGTATACCCACGCAGTACGGCAATGACGTGAGCTTTCTTTTCTGCGCCCGCGCCGCTACCGAACTTTTCTTCTGCATTGACGATCCACTTGTACGCGGTCTTTGCGACAACAAGGCCATAGCCCAGACGTACCGCCGCCAGTGCCGTGACCACAAGGCCGACCACCATAAAGATGACAGCCAGCCATTCAGGGAATGCCATCAGAAAAACTTTCAGAATGTTCTCCATACTGTTTTCCTCCTACTCTTAACCAACCCAACGGCTCTTTACCGCACGGGTGTCGATATGTACCCAACCAGCAGGGCGACCGTTCTTCACGGGATAACGTCCAATGCCGCCGGTATCTTTCAGCAGAGTTTCGGCGTAGGCCGCAACCGTTTCTACGGCCACGCCCTGCACTCGAATATCTGCCGCCATGCCGTAGCAATGCTGGCTATACGTTGCGCCCTTGACCGCCTTGTTGTGGGCGGCAGTGCGATATGCGCTTGTGATCGTCACGGCTTTTCCGAAGTGATCCCGGATATTCTGCAA